ACTGCACCTGGGCCATGTACGCAGACTTGATGGCTTCGAAACCGCCAAGGCGGAATTTCATGAAGTCGCGGGAGGTGAACGGGCATTTCAGTTCGAGGCCGAAATCGTTACTGCAAAGGCCGTCAGGGGAGCACGCAGTGCGCATGCTCTCGTCACGGAACAAGATCGGAGACTCCGTGACTTTCACATCGGTGGTGAACTCGAAGAGGGTGCGGGCGTCTTCCTCGTACTGCTTGCCCCAGGCCAGCGCCTTGGCGTTAAGCTCTGGCGCTACGCCGGTGCATACCTCGGCGAGTAGGGTGTGGAAGTAGGACATTTTCATATCTGTCCACTTCTTCCCCGATCTTGGCTTGGATATGACGTTGTGTACTTCTGAGGCAGTAATGACGCCGAGGCGCAGCCGGTGCCACGCCTCATCGCCCTGTTGGATAGTGGTAACGTCAATACCGGTCCGGGCCAGGATAATTTCTGGTGTCATTTCAGCAGTCCTTATGGTCATCCCACGGTCCTAATCCACCCACGTAAACGAAACCTCGCGATGGATCGGTCACATGTTTTTCGCGCTGTAATCGCTCAATTGAATTTCTGTCAATTGCCGCCTGGCGCATCTCAACTGACTGATGCCCTCTTCGACGACCATATTGCTTCCAATATGCAGCGCATGACTTACTGCAAAACTGCGCCCATCCTCTTTTTCTGTCAGCAACGCGGGCCGTGAATTTGTCCGGACAGCACTTGCAGGTCACTTCAACGGTTTTACCAGTCATGCTGCCGCCTTAGCTTTTTTCTGAAGGAAGTTGAATCCTTTCTGTGCCTCTTCTTCGGTAAGGTCTGACGCCTCAAGAATTGGCCGTTTGAAGATGTCGCTGCACACAGGGAGGAAGTCTTGCTCCCAGTCTTTATTCAGCGATGTTAAGAGATCGGTTATCGCCTGAAGCGTTTCTTCGCTTGCTGCTGGTGGAAGCGCTTCTGTGGTGCTGCGCGGCGTGACTTCACGGATATCAACGTCCAGTGATTTGCCTTCCATTTCTTCGGCGGTAGGCTGCTGTCCAATCTCAGGCCATGCCTTACGCAACGCCTGGGCTTCCGCGCATTTCGCCAGCTGTCCGTATGGGCGCTTTTTCCACATCGCGTTCGGCGCCGTGGTGTCGCGACCGCCGGTGGCATAGTTTTCAATCCAGTACTCTTTTGCGCTGAACTCGACGATCTCGCCGCTGGGCATGCGCTTGTAGACGGTGTATTTGCACCACTGAGGGAAAGTCACCTCGACACCAGTAAGCGTCTGAGTTACGTCGGGCCCGAACTCGGGCTCACGAGCCCCGGCATAATCGCCGGATCGGTCTGCCTGAATGCGGTATAGCCCGATGCCCGGCATGACCACGTCGCGCCAGTCGCCTTTACCTGTTTTCGAGTCTTTGACGTACATCGGAACGAGGTGGACAGGTTTGAGCAACGGATCAAGCTGGCGGGCGCGGCAGTAGTCAAGCGCCATCATTACCGATTCATCTTTGGCGCCAGGATAGATGCTGTTCTTCAGCGCGCTCCAGGTGGAGACGTCGACGCCTATCTCCTGAAGCGACGTCGCTGTGATTGTTAATTCGTTTGCCATCGTTAATCCCCTCAAAAATTAAAACGGGCAGCCGGTACGGTGTTCCCAGTCGTATTCCGCCTGGGCGTAAGCAACTGCCGAAATGAAATCGTTGTAGGCCTCCCCAGCCTTATCGCTGCGAAGTCCTTCGTATGGGCTGGAGTCAATCGGTACGGAGAAGTGGAAGAGGCCTGACGGCTCTTTTGGCATCATGTCGATGATTTCCCGCGCCCGGTCGCCGATCCACTTCTCTTTTTCGTCGGTGAGTTGCTGCTCAGACCAGCGTCGATCTTCGATTCGGTCGTAAGTGAGGTATGCGTTCATGGTTGCCTCAATATTTGATGTGCGCGTCCTGCACTTTGCCGCCAGCAATCGCCAGCAGTGCTTTCTGCGCGAATTCTTCGGGGATACCCTGAGCGATCAGGTCGGCGATGACGCGACGATTGACGGTGCGGCGATGCTCTTTGTCTGCGGCGCGGCGCGCTTCTTCTTCAGCTTTGCGCTGCTCTTCGGCCAGACGGGCTGCTTCTGCCTCTTCCTGGCGGCGGCGCTCCGCGGCAACGGCTTCTTCTTTTTCGCGTCGTGCACGCGATTCCGCTTCCTGCTTCTCACGTGCCGCACGCTGCTCAGTTTCGATGCGCTGGCGCTCAGCCAGCTCTGCACGCGCTTTCTCTTCAGCTTCACGGCGTTCTGCAGCTTCCAGTTCAGCCCTGTGATTCGCTTCGGCATCGCGACGCGCTTGTTCTGCCGCTTCGCGCTTAATGCGTTCTTCGTGATCACGCTGAGCCTGTTCCGCCAGGCGGCGCTGCTCTTCGCGGTCACGATCGAAATCCTTATTCATCAGTAGAGCCATTTCGTGGTCTGCTTCGAACTTGGCCGCCAGCTCCTGATCGAACTTGAAGTTCATTTCCAGCGCTTCGGCGTGCAGCGCATTCATGGCTTCTTCAGCCTTAATGCGTTCCTGCTCGGCTTCCCATTCGGTTAGAGGACGGCGGGTGGCATCGCGCAGCTCGTCACACGCATCAACGAAACGCTTAATTTCGGCCTCAGCGGGACGCACAGCCTCTTTCAGGCGCTTAAGGTACTCACGGCCCGGCTTTTCGATTGCCGTCTTGCTGCGGGATACCTGCGCCGCCAGAGAGGCGACACGGTCACGGCCTTTCTTCGTGGACAGGTCCGGCACTTCGTTTACTGCCTGACGGATTTGCTCGAGGTAAGCGTCAAGGCCGCCAGCTACGTAAAGCACTGGCGCCTGCTCCGGCTTGATTTCGATGACAGTTAAGTCCGTTACTTCGCTCATGGTTTCTCCTGAAATTTGGATGTGCAGATCCCGCCCGCATTGAGCCAGGCAGATCGGTTGAATAGGGGGATTAGGCTGTTCTTCTATGCCACGGATAACCGATGGCAACCTTCATTTCGTCGTAGGCTGCCATCCACATGGCGCCATCACCGATAAACAGGGCGATGGCTGCTTTACTCTGCGCGGCGCGCAGCAGGTGATGATTGATCATGCCTTCACCTCAACCTGTTTCAGGAGGCCAGCGATATGCATCTGCCAGCGGTTCAGCGTCAACTTGTCGCGCGGTGCCGATACCGACGTCAGCTGCCACTCGTTATCATTGAGCTTTTTGGCGGTGTACTGCTTGCCGTTGTGGGTGACTGTCATGATGCCTCCCGAGCTTTAATCATTCCGTCAGCAAACCGATATGCCATAGCCGCAATAGTGTCGGGACTCGGTTGTCCATCGTTAGGCCCGTATGAAGCGAGCCAACCTTGCATAGCCTTCGCCGCGAAGTAATCTCGCAGCGTCATGCCATGGCTGTCGACTATCAGGTTTTCTTTTTCACCCTTATGGACCCCTGAGTAAGGGAAGGCTGGACCGCCTGTTTTGTTGCTCATAAATCCTCTTGGCCTTATCGCGGCGAACGGAACGGTTAATACAAGACTTCTGCGCTTGCGCGAAAATGCAAAAAAGTGGCGGTGGATGGCCGCCGGTTGTCATAACTAACCGCACTCATCGAGAACGGTGAGGTATGAAAAAAGCCGCTGGTTAGGCGGCTTACTTTTGTTTGGACTTGTGTTTTCCAGCCCACTGCTTAGCGATATAAAGGCAGTCGTCGAATATTTTCCCCTTACGACTTGCCTGGGAGCAGCGACGGTAATGATCCACCGCCATGTCCGCGCCGGTCATCGCGGCGTTCTCGTCGTAACCCAGCCTTATCAGCTCGGAAGTGATATTTTTGTGAATGAACTCCTGCGGGCTCATACCGGTAGCCCTTCTGAGAATTCACCAAGATCTGGGATGCTGAACTGCGTTAACTGAAGCGCGAGGAGAGTCGCTTCCTTAACGCGTTTTTTGTCTTTCTTACGCTGGGCGAGCAAGCCGCTACCTTTTTGTCCGCGATGTTTGAAAGACAACTCGTCGAATGACGCGATCTGATCGTGAATCTGCTGACCGGTAAGTTTGGCAAGTCCTGAGACATTCAATGGGGCAATCTGAATGCCAGATTCTTTTTCTACCAGGTCGAGCATCCAGATACGCAGGTCTTTGGCGACCTTGGTACGGGAGACCATGCCGATAAGGTGCGCACCTCTGGGAGAGAAAATACGCATCTCAACTTCACGTAAGCTATTGTTTATTCCATCCTTCCTCACTTTGGTCATGGTAGTCATACTATCCGTGAACTCATCTTTGTGGCGGTTGTAGATGTTGGAAACTTTATTGGCGTTTGCATATCCAAGAAGGTCGGCTAGCGCGTCTGTCGTGAACCAGATTTTCCCGTCACCGTTATCAAATGGCACGACAGTGCGATCCTGAAACGTTAACTCACTTCCCATATTCACCTCTCTTTGTTTACCGTCAGCCCCTCGCAAAGAGCTGCTGGTAAAGCTTCCCCGATGTTCGGGAACTGAGCAGCAAACCATTCCGGTGCGGAGTCCTCTTCGTGTGCTATACCCGCCACGCGTTACACACCTGCCTCAATCCCATTGGGCGCCATTTCAATTTGCCAGGAGCGCTCCGGGTGATTTGCTGCTTGACTGAATTCTTAATGAGCAGGCGACTTGCTGTCCGCCGCTGGCTAACTTCGCTCAGCTGTCGATGTTTCGTTTCGATGGACTTATTAAAAACCATAGTTGTTTT